GGAATATTTTTACGCGTGCAAAAAAACCGAAAAGTTTTGGGCACGCAAAAGGCAGGCCAATAATGGGCAGAAAAGCGACACCGACTCGATTAAAAGTAATCTCCGGCACGGATCAAAAGTGCCGCGTAAATTCTGATGAACCTCAGTATCAAACTGACGGAATTACAATTCCTCACGAATGGTTAACCGAGGATGAGCAAGGCTACTGGGCGCACTTCGCACCCAGATTAATTAATTCAAAAGTAATGACTCAGGCTGACATTGTTTCGCTGGTGCAGCTGTGCAAAGAAACCGCACTGTACTTTAAAGCCTGCAAAATGATTGAAAATCTCGGCGCCGCTGGCGAGGTTTATCTAACGCCAACCGGTACATGGGCGCGCAATCCTTGGCTAATGATTCGCAAACAAGCATTCGAAAGCAGCGGCAAACGCATGGCCGAGTTCGGATTGAATCCGGCAGACAGGACGCGAGTCGGTATTGCGAAAGCTGAGAAATCTCCTGGCGGTAAATACGGAGGATTAAGGGATTAAAACCGGTGGCCAAAAAACTGACGCATGCAGACAAGGCCGGTAGGTACGCAAAGAAAGTTTTAAACGGTAAGCAGATTGCTTGCCAGCTGATCCACCAAGCATGCACGCGTTACTTCAAAGACCTCAAGCGAAAGGATCTCCAATACAGAACGGCAGAGGCAAACGCTTTCTGCCGTTTCGCTGAAACTTTTCATCACGTAAAAGGCGAGTGGGCCAAGCGCCGCGAGCCAATCAAGCTTGAAGACTGGCAATGTTTTTTGTTCTGCAATATCTATGGCTTCTATCGTAAAGCCACGGGCTACCGTCGTTACACAGAAGCCTATTGCGAGGTAGCGAGAAAGCAGGGCAAGAGCACGGTCGCAACTTTGATCGGACTGTTCATGACCACCGAGGACGGCGAGTCAGGGGCAGAAGTCTTCTGCGGCGCGACTACAGAAAAACAAGCCAACATGGTTTTTCAAACAGCCCGGCAGATGGCGAAGGCTGAAGCTGAGTTCCTCGAGTGGTACGGCGTCGAAGTGATGGCGCAAAGTATTTTCAGAAGCTCGGACGGGTCATTCTTTAAGCGTGTGATTGGCGACCCTGGCGACGGTGACAACCCGTCGTGCTGGATTGTTGATGAGTTCCACGAGCACAAGAAAGCGAACTTGTACCAGACGGGCAAGACGGGCATGGGCGCCCGCCGTCAGCCGCTCATGTTTATTATCACAACCGCCGGCGATGATGTTAGTGGCCCGTGTTATCAAAAGCGCGAAGAGTGCTTGAAGATACTTAACGGTGTTTTCTCTGATGAGTCGGCAGACTCGACGTTCATACTGATCTACACCATCGATCAGGGCAAAGATAATTTCGTCGACCCGTTTAGCGTTAAGGCGCTCAGGATGGCGAACCCTAATTATAACGTCAGCGTGTCGGGCAAGTGGCTGCGATCGCAACAACTGCAAGCCAAGCGATCAGCAAAAGACCGCGGGCCGTTCTTAACCAAGCACTTAAACTTATGGGTTAATGCAACTGATGCTTTCCTCAACTACGAGGACTGGCGCAAGTGCGGCGACTCCGAAATGCGCATCGAGGACTACGAGCATCTACCAATGATGCTGGCGGTTGACCTCTCGGGTCGCATCGACTTTACGTGCGCGATGAAGGTTTTCTATTGGTTCGAGGATGACGGCCAACAGCATTACGCTTGGTTTCCTCAGTTCTGGTTACCGGAAAATAGAATTTTTGAATCAGACGCCCCTGACTCTTACAAGATATGGGCAGACGAGGGTCACATAAACATCTGCCCTGGCGACGAGATCAACGTCAAGGATGTGCGAACCCGCATTATTGAAGACATTGAAGGGCACTACACGGAAGAAGTTATATTCGATCCATGGAAGTCTGCCGGGTACGAGCAAGAAATCGAGCAAGAAACCGGCATAGAAATCGTCAGATTTGGCCAAACCATTGGCCAATACACCGCGCCCATGGATGAGTTAGAGGCCGCTGTGATGTCGGGTAGGGTGCATCACCCTAACAACCCAGTATTAAATTGGATGGCTACCAACCTTATGACTGTTCGCAATACCAACGGTAGTAAGAAGCCACGCAAAGATGACGCGACGAAAAAGATTGATGGCATGTCAGCCGGCATTATGGGGCTCGGTCGAGCGATGACCCGCGCTGAAAACGAGGGCGATCTGCCCGACAATATGGTTTCTTTATGATCGCAATAGCTCAGCTTGTGCTATGGCTTGTCGGGTGTGCGTGCTTGGTCTACGGCGTCTATCTGTTCGAGCCTCGCGCGGCCTGGTTAACCGCCGGCGTCCTGCTACTGATTGAAGCAAACACACCATCCGAAAAAGAAGTAGTGATCGACGATGCTGATTAGGACGCTTGAAAACCACGCCAAGCGCGATGGCATCACGAGCATTGGCGACATAACCGCGTTCATTCGTCACCGGCTGGCCAAAGAAAAGTTCAGCGATACCGGTGTTGTTGTCACTGAGTCTAACGCGATGACTCTGCCATGGGCCTACTCGGCCATTAATGTGTTGTCGGAAACCCTTGCCCACGTACCGCTCGAGGTCCGCAGGAAGTCTGCTAGAGGCGGCTCGGTACCGGCAATAGACCATCCTCTTTACGACACGCTGCACTCTAACCCGTCAAGTGGGATGTCCTCGTTCAACTGGCGCAAGACGATGGAGTCCCACCGCAACGGCTGGGGTAATGGTATGACGTGGATTAGACATCGACCAGGCGTGCAGGGCGTCACCATGCAGTTGTTGTTGCCTGATCGCACAGAGATCCTGATCAACAAGCAAACCGGTGACGTGATTTACCGGTCAACGCTAGACGATGGGACCATTGAGGACATCTTGGGTATCGATGTTCTGCACGTTCCCAGCATGACTTTTGACGGCGTTCGCGGAATATCACCACCGGCATTGTTAAAGCTGGCGTTTGCGTCCGGGCTTAATGTCCAGCAGTTTGGCGCGATGTTCTTTGGCAAGGGCGCAAACCCTCGAGCCATTATTGAATCTGAGCTTGGCGGTAACAGCTACACCAAGTCAGCCGAAGAATTTAAAGAGAAGTTCGGCGGGCTAGATAACGCGATGGGTACGCCCGTTTTACCCAAAGGCTTTAAGTATGTGCCCACCACGATCAACCCGAATGATGCGCAGTTTTTAGAGACAGCGATGTTTAACCGCTCGGTGATAGCTGGCATCTATCGAGTGCCGGCGCACTTCATTAACGACCAGGAAAAAAACACGTTTACGAATGCTGGTGAAATGGATCTTTCTTTCGCGAAACATTCCATGGTGCCGATCTACGCAAACTATGAACAGGAAATGGCCCGCAAGCTACTGACGCCACGCGAGCGAGCCACCGGATACTTCATTAAGTTCAACGTCAACGGCTTACTACGCGGTGCTCAAAGTGAGCGATACAAAAGCTACCATACGGCGATCAACGATGGCTGGATGAACCGAAACACACCACGCCGCCTTGAAGATTTTGAAGAGGTCGAAGGGCTTGATGAATACCTGGTACCGCAGAACATGAAAGCCTCAAGTCAGCTGCTCGCCCCGATGGTTTCATCATTAGCAGCCCGCATAGCTCGACAAGAGCAGCGAGCTCTTGAAGGGATTGGCGAGGACACCAAAGCAGCCGCGGCGTTTTACTTAAAGCAACCCGAATGGCTGAGGAACAATTTTGAACCACTGGCCGTAAGCTTCGAGCAGATTACCGGCGAGTCGGCATCAATCATTACCGAGCGGTTCATTAAGTGTCACATCGACAAACAATTGTCATTAATCACAGATTCAATTGCAGCCGCTATACCAAAAATATCGGCAGCAGAGATTACCCGCACAATAGGCGAGGCAACAGCAAATGGAAATTGAACACAGGGTCACGGACCATAAAGTCGAGCTACGAATAGACGATGAGAAAATGCCAACGCTGGTTGGCTATGGCGCCGTCTTTAGCATGCTGTCTGAAAACCTCGGTGGGTTTCGCGAGATCATTGCCCCCGGCGCGTTTGATGACGTGCTGGACGATGATGTCCGAGCGCTGTTTAACCACGACTCGAACATCATCATGGGCCGCAACGGCAACGGCACGCTGAAGCTGTCAATTGATGCGGTTGGCTTGCGATACGAAATCATGCCTCCCAATACGAGCCTTATCAGAGACATGGTGCTGACGCCCGTGGAGCGCGGCGACGTTAACCAGTCCTCGTTTGGTTTTCGAGTAGATATGGATAGCTGGAACGAGGACGAAGATGGGCGACTTATCAGGACTATTCAAAAGGTTCAGCGATTGATTGATGTCAGCCCGGTCACGTTCCCTGCATACCCTGACACATCAGTGGCCATGCGATCGCTAGAAACCCACAAAGGGACAAAGAAAACGCCAGGCACGCCTCCCGCGGGTCCGGCAGATCTACAAAAGACAATCG